GGGATGCCGTCCCGGGTCAGCGGCACGCGGCCCTCGAACTTCAGCGTGCATCGTTCGGGCGTGAGCGGGGCGGCGTTGGCCTGGGCGACCAGGGCGGCGCGGGGGACGCCGTATTCCACCTTGCCGTTGCTGTGATAGCCCAGCGGCGCGGTCGGGAGCGTGCCCCGTCGCACCAGCGATCGGACCCACCGGAGGGACACGCCCATCTCCTCGGCGACCTGTCCGTAGGGGAGTATCTCGGCGCTCATGTGCCCTCCTGTTGGCCCTGGCCCGGCTCCCCGACGACGAGGTAGACCTGCCCATTGTCCCAATCGAGGGTGTCGCGCAGGGCGACGACCTCAGCGGGATCGAGTCGCTCCAGGGCCGGATGCTCGGCCTGGGCGATCTCCGCCTCCATGATGGCGATCAGTCCGCGCGCGTCCTTCAGATCGTGGCTGGCCTGCGCGATCAGCCCGAAGGCCGTATCGATCAGGCTCCGGCATTCGAGCACCGTTTCGCTTGGCATTCAGGCGGCCTCCACCCGAAGCTGGGCATTCACGTATCCGTCAATGCTCTTGTGTTCGAACCTGCGCGACCTGCCCACCCGGATGCCCCGCAGTTCTCCCCTATCGAGCAGGTAATACGCCTTCCTCACAGAACAACCGAGGGCGTCGGCCACCTCCTGCGCCCGGAGCCAGTGCGTTGTCGGGCCGCCACACACTGAACACCTACGTTCCTCCTCCCGAGAGCTTCTCATTTTGACACTCCCTCTCGATCAAGACATCGTTTGCTACCTGCCAGAGCGCCCGGAGGAGCGCCCCACTCACCGGTCTGCCTGTTTGGTCCGACCTCAGCGCTTGGCTCACCGCGTCGCACGTCACCCCCCTGCGCCGGCCGATCTCGCTGTATGAAATCATGTGTCTGCCCATGAAAGCCCGGAGGTTCGCTGCCGTGATGACCGTCGCGTCCGCCCCCGTTTTTCTCTTGACTTTTCCCATCAGTGCCCTACAATATGATAGTAGAAGATTCGACCACCCGAATTATACACGGGATATCTAACGCATGTCAAGCCCTATTCTTCCCGAATCGGCAGAAGATCACAGAAAACGCATCGAATTCGCGCTCAATCACATTCGCGGCACTCAAAAGCAGATCGCGGAGGCGTTACAAATGTCGGCCTCCCACCTTTCGGAGATCAAGCGTGGGCGGGCGCCCTTGACAAAGCAGACGGCATGGCGATTCGAGCAATGTTTCAAGATCTGTGCAGAATGGCTGTTGACAGGCACGGGACCGTTCAGCATGGCTGAGGAAAGCCCGGTCTACGTCACGGGTCCCCTGAGCCGCCCGGACCCCAAGCCACCGGTGGCGGAGGTCATCCGGAGGCTCGGCTACCACTGTGGCCAGTGCCACGGCGAGGTGGCGCCGCGCCTGCGTCAGTGCCCCCATTGTGGGGCAACGCTCCAGTGGACGGAGGCCGCCGAGGGGCTCGACTGAGTTGCGACGGGGGGAGGCGGCGTCGACACCCAATAACGGAAGGAGGCGCAAGATGAGGCGCAAGCGATTGGTGGGAACCGGACTGGCTCTGCTGGTCGGGCTGTGCGCACTGGGTGCGGCGGCCCAGGTTACGCGGCGCGAGTTCGACGCGCTGGCAGAGCGCGTGCGCGGCCTGAGCGCGGACGTGGCGCTGCTCAAGGTCCGCATGAGGCAGTTGAAGCCCCGTGTCGAGAAGCTCGAGGCTGTGGGGGCGCCCCTGCCTGCGCCTCCCGCTTTGCCCAAGGAGAATGGGGAGCTGAAACGACCCGGGCCTGCCCCCCCGGACGTGGCGCCGCAAACCCGCGCGCTGGACGGAGGGGACAAGCCTCTGTGGACCGCCACGTCGGCAGCATGCAGAGACCGGCCGGTACACTGCGGCTGGTGTCCATTTGTGATCGACCGATATGAGACGCGGCTCGGCGAGGGCCACATGTGGAAGGCCGAGGACTTGTCGAGGTGGACGCCCCCTCCTGGGAATGTCTGCCCCTTCGGCATTACGTTCCAGGCTGCGCGCGATGCCACGTTGGCGCGCTTGAAGGAGCGTGTGCTGAAGGGCGTGGTCTCGGCCGAGGACGCCTATCGGTCCGCCGTCTCGCTCGGCCTGATCGAGCAGGGCGATCCCCCGCCCTGGGGGGACGGGTCGCAGTTGCTTCCGACCGAACAGATGTGGGACGACCGGAAGGGCGCGATCAGGGTTCGCTGCGGCGCCGCCTGCGGCGGCCTGTGTTTGGGGTGCCCGGTGTTCATGGCGGGCTGATCGCAATCACTGAACCGCCTTTTGAGGCCTCGCGAGGTTGCCTCGCGGGGCCTTTTTTGTGCCATTTCCCTATTTCTTTGTGCACCGCGTGCACGGCGCGCAATCGGCTTGACTTCCTCCTCAAGTGCCCCGCATAAAGGCTTTCGTGCGTCACGGTCTCTGAACCGGCTGCAGCCGGTCGAAAACCGGATTGCGCGCGAGAGTCGCTTATGCCTGCATCGAAACAAGAGGCACTGCCACGCGCTCGGCGTCTATACGCGCAGGGGCAGTCGGCCGATGAGATCGCCGAGTCTCTCGGCGTCTCCGCCTCCACGATCTACCGCTGGATGGCGGCCGACAGCAAGGCCGGCCGCGACTGGGATGCCCAGCAGCAGATCTCCGACTTCTCTGATCTCCGCGACGTAATCGGCGCGCTCGTCGTGCGTCTGCGCGTGCACGTCGAGGACACGGCGATGCCGCCGGGCAAGTGGGCCGATATCACCATCAAGCTCATCAACAGCCTGGAGAAGACGCTCGATCTGTTCGGCGACAACCTCCAGAAGATGATCGCGATGGATTGGTTCTCGGCGTGGTTCGAGGCGCGCTACACGGGCGAGGAACTGCGCATCCTGCGGGGCGCCGTGAATGGGTGCATGGCCGAAATGAAGGAGGACTCCCCGTGAGCTGGCTACAGGTCTTGGTGACGGGACTCGGCGCTGTGCCGGGCGGGTTCGCGGGCGGCTGGTTCGTGGCCTATCGCATGGGCCGATGGCGGCAGAAGGTGGAGGACCAACTCGCCGTGCACGAGGCCCGCCTGCAGAAGGGCAACCCGGCGGTCGACGCGGTGCCCGTACTCGAGGCGCGCCTGAACGTGCTGATCGAGGAGTTCCGCGGGCTGCGGAAGGAACTCCGCGAGGACTTCAAGGGGGTCGTGACAAAGGACGCATGCGACAGGAGACATGACTGATGGCTGAACGCGAGAAGATCGAGAAGCTCCTGGTGGAGATCCAGCGTCGCCGCGAAGAGGCCGAGGCCCGCGCGACGAAGGCGGCCGAGGGACTTGTGCGGACGGCAAGCTTGCTGACGCCGCTGGATGAGCAGGACCCCCAGCAGATCGAAGGCGCGGCCGACGACTACGCGGCCGCTGTCCGTGAACTGCAACTACTGGCCGACTTCGCCCGGAAGGTGCGGGAACTCTTGATGTAGGGGATTCACCGTGGCGTCGGACTGGGGACGGGAACACGAACGGCTCAGGCAGCAGATCATCGAGCGCCAGCAGCGTGAGGCGGCGCCGTTCGAGGATCTCAGTGACGCCGCTATCAAGGCCCGCCGCGGGTTACCCTTCATGGAGTGGTGCCAGGCCTACCTCCCCCACTACTTCAGCGCACCCTTCGCGCGCTTCCACCACCGCATGACCGAGGCGGCCGGCGAGCCCGGAATGCCGACGTTCGTCAGTGCCTTCCGTGGCGCGGGCAAGAGCGTCCTGCTTGCCCTGGCCCGGCCGCTCTACCGCGCGCTTACCGGCAAGGTCCCGTATTTCATCTACGGCAGCCGGGTGCAGGTGTTGGCCGCGCAGAACATGGACTACGTGCGGCTCGAGCTGGAGCACAACCCACGCCTGCTGTGTGACTACGGGGCGCTGTCGGTCGACGGCCCGGGAGAGGTGTGGACGGTGGAGCTGCCGCGCGTGCGCGACAAGGGGCGCTGGTCACGGCAGAGCTGCAAGTTCGAGGCGTTCGGCATCGGCATGTCGCCGCGCGGCCGGCGCTTCGGACACTACCGGCCCCTGGAGTTTGTGGGCGATGACCTGGAGGACGCCGAGCTCGCCCGCAACCCGCAGCGCGAGAAGAACCTGTGGGACTGGATGATGGACGAGGTCATGCCGGCGATGGAGCCTGAAGCCTACGTCTTCACCGTGCTGGGCACGATCTTCGGCCCCGGCTGCATGATGGAACGGGCGAAGGAACTCGCGGCCAAGACGGACGCCACGGGCCGCGCCCTCGGGCGCCGGTTCATGCAGGCGGCGACCGACGAGAACGGCCACAGCGTCTGGCCCGAGCGGTTCAGCGACGCCGCCTTAGGTCGGGTCCGCGCGCAGATCGGCCTCCGCAACTGGAACCGCAACTTCGCCCTGGTCGCTGAGGATCCCGACAAGCCGTTTCAGGCGGACTGGATGGGTGAATACGACCCCGCCAATCTCGATGTCGGATCGCTCCTGAAGGTGTGCTTCCTGGACCCCGCCCTGAGCGAGTCGCCGAAGGGCTGCCCCCGCGCCCTGGTCGCCGTGGGCGCGCACCGGCAGACGGGCGACCGCTACGTGCTGGACGCCTGGATCGCCCGCGGCACGCCCGACTCGATGCTGGACAAGCTCTACGAGTTCTTCGAGCGCTGGCAGCCCTACCTGATGGGCATCGAATCGAACGGCGGCTACGCGCTGCTGCGGGATCTGCTCAACGTCCAGGGGAGCAGGCGCGGCGGTCTGCCCGTCCGCTACGTGAACCAGACGGAGAACAAGGACGTGCGGATCATGGCGCTGCAGGCGCCGATGGAACAGGGGAAATGGAAGTTCCCCAAGGACGCCGGCCCCGGCGTGCGCGCGCTCATCGAGCAGTTGTTGAACTACCCGGACGGGTTCGTGGACGGCCCCGACGCCCTGGCCAGCGCTGACGCGATGCTGCCCGGCTGGTTCGCCCCGCGCGGCGGGGGGACGCCCTACAGGACGTTGCAGAAGCGCACAGATTTTGCATGTGTCTAAGGCAGAAAGGGACAAAGTCAGGGGGACTGGGACCCTAAAGGCCTTAAGGTCCCTGTCCCCTTACGGAGCCCTGTCCCTCTTGGACGGAGAAGATGAAAGAGTCAACGATCCTTGACCAGTACGGGCGGCCGGCGAAGAAGCCCGAGAAGAAGCTGGTGGCGACGGCCACCCAGTGGGGGTCGCGGACCGTTGAATCGTCTCTGACACAGATCAACCTCACGCCCACGCAGATCCGGCAGTATCTGCTGGACGCACAGGGCGGGGACATGTCGGCGCAGTGCGAGTTGTTCGAGGAGATGGAGCGCCGCGATTCCCTCCTTGACACCCACCTCCGGACCCGGAAGAACGCGGTCGCGTCCCTCGCCCACGAGATCCTGCCGGCCGACGACAGCCCCGAGGCGGATGCGATGGCCGAATACGCCCGCGACGTGGTGGCGGGGATCTCGGGCATGCGCGAAGCAAAAATGGACCTGCTCGACGCCGTCGGGAAGGGCGTCGCCATCCTGGAGATCGAGTGGCTGACAACGAAGAGCGAGTGGACGCCGGCGCGCCTACACTACCGCCCTCAAAGATGGTTCACGCTCGCTGCGGACGGCATGACGCTGCTGCTGAAGGGGGAGAACTACGGCGACGATCAGGAGATCAACCCGCTGAGTTTCATCATCCACCGCGCCCAGGCGCGCAGCGGGTTCCTGTGGAACTGGTCGCTGTTGAAATCGTGCGTCCGGCCGTTCGTGATGCGCCAGTATGGAGTGAAGGACTGGCTGGCGTTCGCCGAGGTCTACGGCATGCCGCCCCGGATCGGCCACCTCCGGGAAGGTGTGGCCTGGGACAGCGACGAGGCGCAGCATCTCTACGCGGCCGTCCAGGCAATGGGCGTGGACATGGCAGCCGTCGTGCGCGAGGGCAACGTGATCGAGGTCCTCAACACGGCGGCGGCCGGCGAGGGGCAGATATTCGAGCGCCTCATGGACCATGCCGACCGGGAAATGACGAAGGCGATCCTGGGGCAGACGCTCACCAGCGGCGGCGAGGGCGGCGGGAGCTACGCCCTTGGCAAGGTGCACAACGAGGTCCGCGGCGATCTGACCGAGACGGACGCGTTGGGCCTGGACGAGACGCTGACGCAGCAGCTTCTGGCGCCCATCATCCACCTGAACAAGGGCCCGAACGCGCCGGTGCCGTTCTGGCACACCGCGTTCCAGGAGCCGGAGGACCTGCCGCAACTGGCCACCACTTTCAAGACGCTGGCCGAGGCGGGGATGCCGATCCCCGTCAGCCACGCCCGGAGGAAATTCAACATCCCCGAGCCCGAGGGCGACGAGCCGGTGCTCGTCCCAGCGACGGCCGGGTTCGGCGCAGGCGCTTTTGCGAATGCTCCGCTGCCTGAAGGGGACAGGGACCCTAAAGTCGTTAAGGTCCCTGTCCCCTTACGGGGTCCTGTCCCCTTACGGGGCGCGCGCACGCACGCTGCCCCCGCCGGTGCAACTAACCAGGCGGAGGCGCCGCAGTCGGTGGAGTTAGAGAGGGGTATGGACTGGCTCGCCGAACGGCGGGTCGCCACACCCGATGCGTGGGAGGCGCTCAGCCCCGCCGGCCGGCAGCGCGTGTGGTACTCGAGCGGCGTGGACCTCCTCGATATCGCGCGGATCGCCGAGGCGTTCAGCGGGGTAGTCAACGCGGGCGAGGGCGAGTCCGACTTCCTCGGCCGCCTGGAGGGGTTGGGGATCTCCGTGCCCGGCTCGCAGGAACCCGGCGAGGGGCAGCTCCCCCACTACCGCGCCCGCCTCCTCTACGGCCAGAACGTCGCGACCCTGAACGCGGCCGACGCCTGGATCAAGGCCGTCGAGGGCATGGCCGAACGGCCCTTCATGCAATACCACGCGGTCGCCGATGCGCGGCCGACCCACGCTGCGCTGGACGGCACGATCAAACCGATTGACGACCCGTTCTGGGGCAGCTTCCTGCCGCCGTGGGAGTTCAACTGCCGCTGCTGGACCACCACCATCAGCCCGTCCGAAATGCAGGCGGAGGGACGGTCCGTCACAGAGGGGCAGCCCACCGTGCCGCCGAACCCGGACTGGATGTTCAACCGAAACGACGCCTACTACCTGGAGGCGGGCGGGCAGCAGCCGGCCACCGAGGAGGGCCGCGCCGACGCGGAGCTGCTCGCCGGGCTGTCGCTGCCGGCGGCGCTCCTGGGACATGACAAGTAAGGGGACAGGACCCCTAACGACTTTAAGGGTCCTGTCCCCCTGGACCGCTACGGAGGATGTAATGAAGAAGAGACGCCAGGCACTCAACTCAGAGATCCCGATCGCGCAGGACGGCGGCGTGCCCGAATGGATCATGCTCGCCCGGACGGGCGCGTGGGCGGGACATCCTTCGGGGCCGGAGGTGGTGACCACGGCCCACCTGGCCAGCGCCCTGGACTACTTCGGCCGGCACTACAAGGCCAACAACGCGGACCTGACCCTGGACTACCACCACGCCAGCCTGGCGGTGCCCGGCCGGATCGGGAAGGCCCCGGCTGCCGGGTGGATACAGGCGATGGATCTGCGGGCGAACGGGACGGAGCTGTGGGGCAAGGTCCTGTGGGTAGCCGAGGCCGCGCGCGAGGTCGCCGCTCGGGCGTTCCGCTACATCTCCCCCGTGCTGAGGTGGAACGCGCCCGATCGCGTGACGGGCGATCCGGTGCCGATGCTGATCCACAGCGTAGCGCTGACGAACACGCCATTCATGACGGAACTGCAAGCGCTCAACGAGGACAAGCTGGCCGGCACGGATGCCGGCGAGATCGATCCGCCCGAACATGAGGCGGGCACTTCATCACAAGGAGGCGAGAGCATGGATCTACTCAAGCTCATCGCAACCGCGCTCGGTATCACGCCCGAGGACTTGGCCTCCAAGCTCGGGCTGGCCGTCGACGCGGAGGTCAAGGTCGTGGCGGAGGCGTGCGTCGGCAACGTCGCCAACGCCGCGAAGATCACGGACCTGGAGGCAAAGATCACGGACCTGGAGGCACAGCTCGCAGCCCAGCCGGCGCAGGCTGTGAACGCGGCCATCGCCGGCATGCTCGGCGTGGCCGCCGGCAGTGACGAGACGGCCGTCCGGGCTGCGATCCTCAAGCTCCAGGCGGGGTCGGACGTGCGGGCCGTGCAGCGCAAGCTCGGTTTGGCCGACGACGCCGACAGCGGCCTGATCTTGAACGCCATCGGCGAGCTGCAGGCCTCGCACCGCAAGGACGAAGCCGAAGCCCTGGTGGACGGCGCCATCGAGGCGGGCAAGATCCCGCCCGCGCAACGGGAGTTCTTCCTCATGGCGGCGAAGGACAACATCGGCGTGGCCCGCGAGGCGATCAACTCGCTGCCGGTCGTCACTGCCGGCCAGGCCCACGACCGCCCGGCGGACGGCGGCGGGACGGCGAAGTTCGACGCCGACGACAAGGCGGTCTGCGAGATGCTCGACATCTCCAAGGAGGCATACCTGGCCGCTCGATAAGGGCCGGCGCCACAGACCAGAAGCAGAAACGGAGGAGACCTAAATGACAGCTCTCACAGTAGCGCGAAGCACGGTCACCATGCGCGTGCGGTCGGGCGATCTTCTGCGGATCCCGATGGCAGCCGACGCCATCATCTTCGTCGGCGGGCTGGTGAACGTCGACAGCGACGGCTATGCGGTCCCTGCGTCCGACACCGCCGGCCACAAGTTCGCCGGTCTCGCGATGGCGGACCCGCAGGATCCCACGGCCACGCACCCGAACAGCAAGTATGACAACTACGGCGGCGACGCCGGCGCCAAGGAAGTCATCGTGCTCTATAAGGGGCGCGTCAGGTTCTACCTGGCGGACCGGACCCCGCTGCAGAACATGCTCTTCGCGAAGGTCTATATCGCCGACGATCAGACCGTTGCCGTCTGCCGCGAGGACGTGACGAACGACATCTGGTGCGGGCAGATCATGCGCCTGCCGGGCACGACACTCGCTGCCCATCCGGAAACGGACATCGGGTCGAATGAGGTCGAGATCGAGTTCGGCGGCACGCCGTATGAGTGGCTGCTCGGCACGACCACCGCGGCGCCGACCACAACCACGACGACGGCGCAGGCGTAGCGACCCCGTAAGGGGACAGGACCCCTAACGCCATTAGGGGGCCTGTCCCCCTTGGAACGCCAACTACAGGAGGATGCGAAGAGATGGACATCACGCAAGGTAATCTGGTGCGGCTCTTCACGGGCTTCAAAGCCCTGTTGCTGGCCGCAGTCAAGGAAGCGAAGCTTCCTGAGGATGTGGTGGACTTCGTTGTCGAAGTCCCGTCCTCGAAGTCCAAGGAGGAGTATCCGACGGGCGCCCTGCTGGGCGATCTCGAGGAGTTGCTCGATCAGTACACGACGCTGGATCTCGGCAAGTTCGTCCAGGAGATCCCGAACCGGTTCTTCGGCAGGATCCTCAGGGTTCCTCGGGGCAACATCGAGGATGAGGACATGGGCGTCTACAATCTCGCGATGCAGCGGTTCGGGCGGCTGGCCGCCACGCACCCCTATCGCCGGCTGCCGCAGCTCTTCATCAACGGGTTCGCGACGCCCTGGGGGCCGGACGGCGCAAACGTCTTTTCGGCCAACCACCAATGGCCTGGCGGGGCGGGTTGGAGCAACATCACGAACGGGCCGCTGAACGTCGTCAACTATCGCGCGGCCCGGCTGAAGCTTCGGACGCGCCCGGGCCCGGATGGCCAAGCGCTGGAACTGAGGCCCACGCACCTCATCTGCGGCCCGAGCAATGAGACGGTCGCGAAGGCCATCCTGCGCGCGGAAAACAGCGCGCCGGGAGTCACCAACCCCGACCGGGACGAGGCTGTCAAGATTGTGGTCTGGGGCGCGCTGACCGGCGCCTCTGCCAACTACTGGTTCCTCGTGGACACGAGCGACGAGAAGCCGATCATCGTGCAGAACCGCGATGCCCCGGCCCTCACCGCAAAGACCGATCCGAGCGACGCCAACGTGTTCTACCAGGAGATCTACGAGTTCAAGACGGCCCGGCGTTATGGCCGCGCCATCGTGCTCCCGCACCTCATTGAGGCTTCGCAGTGGGGCGCTGAGGGCGAGACCACCACAACGGCAGGAGGATAAACCACAACAGGGCCATGAGCCCACGTGAGAAGGGGACAGGACCCCTAACGCCTTAAGGGTCCTGTCCCCCTACAGGGTTCTGTCGCCCTTCCGATAACGCGAGGCGAGCGATGGGGAATTACATCGCGCTGGCCGACATCGAGCGGCGGATCTCGCCCGCCGACCTGGTGCGCCTGGCGGACCACGACGAGGACGGGACGGCCGACGCGGCCGTGGTCAGCCAGGCCATCGAGGACGCCGAGGGAGAGATCGACTCCTACCTGGGCAAGGTCTACGTCGTGCCGATCCCCGCGCCCGTGCCGAAAGTGCTCCAGCAGAAGGCCGTGACGATGGCCTGTTACTTCCTCTACAAGGGGCGGCGGGCGCTCAGCGAGGACATCAAGGACAACTACAAGGCCTGCATCGCCTGGCTCAAGGACATCGTCGCCGGCAAGGCGGGACTTGGCATCCTGCCGAAACCCAGCGAGAGCGCCGGCGCCGGCGGGGTGAGACACAGCGTGAAGGACCGCGTCTTCGGACGCGACGAACCGCTCTAACAGGACACTGATCGACACTGATACGGCAACAGACAAGTCCATTGTTATGGTTTGATCAGTTTGATCAGTGTGAATCTGTGTCTATTCGAAGGGTGTCTATACCGTGAGGCTGGAAGCTGATCTTCGGCAGTTCGAGAAGCGCATCAAGCGTCTCGTCCGCGCCGTGAAGGATCTGACACCCGTCGCCCGCGATTTCGGCGGGCACGTGGTGCGCCGGATCAAGGACTCGTTCCAGCGCCAGGGCGAGGCCAGCGCGCCCGGAGAGGTCCCGGCCACGCATCGGGGCGGACGCGGCCTGGCCGGCAGTGTCACCTTCAACGTTCTGCCGAATGGCGAGGGCGTGGAGATCGGCACGCCCCTGACGCATGGCGAGGTCCTGCATCGCGGCACACAAGAAGCGCTGGGCGGGCCGATCCGGCCGAAGAACGCGAAGGCCCTCACCATCCCGATCAGCCCGAGGGCGCGGGGCAAGAGGGCGCGCGACTTCGCCGGCATCTTCCGCGTGCCGGCCGGGCCGGGGTCGGAGCCGGAGGACGTCGGGATCCTGGCCATCGCCGGCTCGGGCGATTCCGTCGTGCCGCTCTTTGCGCTGCGCACGGCGGTGACTATCGAGCCGCGCCCGTGGCTGGGCATCACCGACTCCGACGAGGAATATCTCGGCGAGGCGCTCGAACGCCAATTCGACAGGGAGGCATTTGGCCGTGGCTAACTTCCTCACGGACGGCCGCGTCGCGCTGCGCACCGCCATCGAGGCGGACGCGGCGATCAACCCCCTCGTCAAGAAGTGGTACGCGTTCAAGGGAGGCCTGCTGCAGCCATACGAGATAGTGCCGGCTGACTGCCCGGTCTACGCGCTGTATCCCGGCCCGATCGTCGAGCCGGAACTGCGCAAGGAGATCGCCTACGACATCGAGCAGCGCATCGCGATTCAGATCACCACGGAGGGGGACGATCCGGAGCCGTGCGAGAACCTGGTGGCGCTGACGCTGGATCGCTGCCGGCTGGCTCGGGCCGACATGCTCGGCCTGTCGGGCGACGGCCTGGCGAACATCGTGCCGACCGTGGCGATGCAGGCCTGGCGCAATGAGGAAGAGAAATGGCTGATGTGGCAGGCCACGGTGACCGTTGGCCTGAGATGGATACGCCGCAGATTCGCTTAGAGGAGGAAGGACAATGCCAGGAGTAAGAAGCCACGGCGGGTGGCGCCGCATGCAGAGGTTCTGCCGGGTGGCCGCGCACTCGGCTTACGGCACGGTGCCCGGCGCGCCGGCCTGGGTCTACATCCCACGCCTCGGCGACGGGCAGGGGCTGAAGGCGAGCGCCCCCCGCTATGTGCCTGACACGGAGATCGGTGGCTTCCGGGAGCGTGTCGCCATCCACCACCGCCTCACGGTGGAGGGCGAGTTCCGGACGCTCCTCTATCCAGGCAGCGCCCAGTTCCTGCTGGACATGGCCCTGGCGCGCGTCGCCACCGTCGGCGACGACTACCAGGACATCTACCAGCACGTGATGGACGAATACAACCCCGAGGATCCGCGCCGCTACACGGGCGTCGTGGCCGACACGCTGCGGATCGAGGGGACGGGCGAGGGGGACGGGGAGATCCAGGTGGCGCTCGGGCTCATCGCCCGCGACGAGGCCAAGGAGGACAGTCTGTCGGAAGCTACGTTCGAGGCGGCCTACGACGCCTTAGAGGTCGTCCCGTTTATGCACGGGCACGCCGAGCTGCGGGTCAACACCATCCTCATCACGGACGTGGAGCGGTGGGCGATCAACGTCACGAACAACGTCGGGCGCGGCCCGCTCACGCGGCAGGCCGCCGGCGTGAGCGCGATCGCCTTCACGCACGGCAACAAGCGGCAGATCACCCTTGACCTGACCGAGTTGCACAACTCGGACGACTTCGACGCGGCCGTGCGGGACGGCGCTCACATGACGTTCTCTGCGGAGTTCTGGCACCCGGCCGGCCACTACATGGCCATCTTCCTGCCGTGGCTCGCCGTCGAGGAGTCCGACAACGACGGCACGCCGAGCCAGCAGGCCAAGGAGAGCCCCCGGATGCGGGCGCTGGAGGCGCCGGAGGGCCAGGACTACGAGGGTCAGGACATCGTTTACGACGTGGACCTCGCAACCGGAGGCACCACAACCTTTGCGCCGTTCACCACAACCGCCGCTGCGACGACGACGACCACCACGGCCGCGCCGTAGGAGCGTAAGGCGAATCCGCCAATGGACGGGTTCGCCCCGCCGGGGGGCCGCGCCCTGAACGGGGCCGGCTCCAACGGCCCCCCGGCATACATCCTCCTCTTGGAGCCAGGAGGACTGAGAGATGGACGAATCTTCCGCCGATACCGTTGCCGAGCAGGGGCTGAACGACTTCCTCGATTCCATCGACTGGATCGAGCGAGACGACGCCTACCGGGCGACAATCACCCTGGACAGCGACACCCTCACACTGCGCGTGGCCCCCGCCGGCGTCGCACAGAAGGCCGTCACCTTCCTGCGCGGGCACTTCGCCAAGCTACTCCGCCTGGGGGCTGGGCGCTCCGACGGCGATCCCGCCCAGGTCGTGGAGATACTCGAAGAGACGCTGGGCGAGGAAGGCCAGCAGCAACTGTGGGATCTCATTGACGAGGTGTTCGCCTGCTGCCTCCACGAATGGAACGTCCCCGGGCTCCAGGCACTCTACTTCCCTGGCATGACGCTGCCCGTGCCGAACGCCACCCTGCCGGTCGCCGACCGCATGGAGATACTGAAGGGCCTGCCGCTGTCCGTGATCGGCGCGGTCCTGATCGGCAGCATGTGGTTGGCAAAAAACTCACTTCGGAGGTCGAAGCCGGCCTGAGCGGCTCGGCCTCCTGCGAACTGCTGGAGCTATACCGATGGGCGAAATGGGGCCAACCGGTGCGGCCGGAACTTCGGCCCGCCCTGTGCTTCGTGGCCGACCAGCTCGGCGAACCATACACGATCGCGGTCGCGCTGAGGGAGGCGCTGGACGCGGAAAGGGGACAGGACGGCGTAAGGGGACAGGACGCTGTAAGGGGACAGGACCCCTAACGCCTTTAAGGGTCCTGTCCCCCTTGATCCTGTCCCCTTCACTGACACCTGACGCACTGGAGTGACGTATGCCTGACCGAGACATGGCGTTCAGCCTGAAGGCGTTCTTCGACGGGCGCGCAGCGATGCGCGGGCTGCGCCGGTTCGCCCGTGGCTTCACGCGGTCCGTCCAGGGCATGACACGCAGCGCCGGCCTCGGCGCAGGCTTCGCCGGCATCGGCGGCAGGTTCCGGCCGGGCGGCGCGGGCGGGATCCTTTCCGGCCTGGTGCAGGGCGCGACCGGCCTGGCGATGGCGCCGGTCCGCATCCTGGCCGGATTCGCCAAGTTGATCCCCGGCATCGGGGGCATCCTCGGCGGCGTGGTCTCCACCGGAGCGAACATCCTCCAGGGCCTCGTCGGCATTGCGGCCAACGTGGTGGGCGGGATCGTCAACGCCCTGGGCAAGCTGGTCGCCGCAGCCGCCCGGATATTCACGCGGATGGTGGCTGTGGCGGGCCGCATCCTCGGCAAGCTGGTCAAGGTGGCGGCCGGCATTGGGCTCGCGGTCGGGGCCGTGCTCGGCTGGCAGATGATAAAGGGCATCCGCGAGAACATGCAGCTTGCGGACATCCGGGCGGTCATGCAGAAGACGTTCGGCCCCCTGGCGGCCGAGATGGAGAAGCTCGCGCGCACGCTATCCCTGGCAACGCCCTTCACGCCGATGGAAGTATTGCGCACGGTCACCACGCTGGGCGCTGCGCGGGTGGAGGTGAAGAAGTATATCGGCGACGTGCTGGACCTGGCCGCCGCCACCAAGGGTCTGGGCATCCGGCTGGAGGACGTGGCTCGGGTCTTCGCGCGGGTCCGCTCGGGGAGCTTCGGCGAGGCCTTCGAGCGGCTGCGCGAGATGACGATCTCCCGGCCGGAACTGGAGGCGGCGGGCCTGACGTTCAGCAAGGCCGGCCAGTTCATGGGCACGCCGGATGAGGCGTTGCGCGGCATCGCGAAGGTGATCCGCAGCCGCTTCGCTAACATGGCCCGGCAGGCGGCCGAGGTCGGCAGCGGGCCGTGGTCGACCTTCGTCGGCGTGATCCAGGACCTCCGCATGGAGCTGTCTGGCCCCTGGTATGAGCGCTTCAACAATGCCTTGAAGGACATGAACGGCTGGCTGCTCAGTCTGAAGGACACCGGCGCGTGGCGGGCCATCATGGCCGGGAGCGAGGCTGCGGCGGACGCGGTGGATAGGTTCGTTCGCAATCTGATCGATACCGACTGGGCGGCGGCGTGGAAGGGCATGCTGTCCTTCCCCCAGCGGATGTGGGATGAGGTGATCCCCGATATCGGAAAGCTGTTCGCGGAGAAGACGGCGGAAGGCTGGGTGATGGGGCCGGTCAGCGAGAAGATCCTGGGCGGTCTCGAGCGGCTGAAGCTGGAAGCCCTGAAGATCCTCGAGGGGCTGTGGGGCGCCATCGGCCAGCGCGCGATGGAGACCACTCGCGACGTGTTCAACAAGCTGAGCGGCGTCTTCAACAGGATGGCGAATCAAGTCGGGGAGCGGGACAAGCAGGCGCTGCTTCGCCAGCTCCGTGATCCCAATCAACAGACCGCGATCTGGGACTATCCGAAGGGCCTCAGGGCGAGGGCGCCGTTCACATCAAACGAGGAGATGATCCGGCTTGTTGGGGCGACCCCGGCCTCCGAGTTCGTGTCCATAGCAGAAGGGGAACAGGTCAAGGCGTTCAAGGCTGCGGCTGACGGCATGAGCGACATGGCGACGGCGGCGCACAAGGCCGGCGAGAACGCGAGTGATTCAGCCGGCCGAATCGCGGACCTCAACGCCGAGATCGATGCACTCAACAGGAGGCTGGACGCTGCGGAGAAGGAGCGACCATTGAAGGCCGAATTGGGGGGCGTCTGGCAGAAGGCCGGCCGGGTCATCCGCGAGACGTTCCCGGTGAAGTCGCCGGCAGACGTCGCCGCCGAGCGCCAGGCGGCCCTGCGTCAGACTCCAGGGTACAAGGGCCGCGCCGCCCAGATCGCCAAGAAGCGGAAGACGGCCGGCTACGCGCGCGCGGCCGGCTACATCGAGGACGCCGAGCGCTTGGTCGCCGAGGCCGACCAGTTGCAGCTCTACCTGGACGCGTATTTGGACAAGGCCGAGGACGCGTTCGAGCGCCTGGACGAGAAGCAGAAAGAGATGGGCGACACCCTGCGCCGGCACGGGAACAAACTCAAGAACATCGGCACTGCGCGAGCACGATAAGGGTTCTCATGGCTGTGGGTTACTTCAACGACGGGACGGTCGACATCGAGCTGGGGGAGCACGTGTTCGCCTCGCCCTCGGCCCGGCGTCGGATCGTTACGCTCGACCCGCACTCCGCGCCGGCCGCTGTGCTGGACTCCGGCGGCGGGATCCTGGAGTTGGAGGTCACCGCACAGCGCGTCCGCACCAACCTGGGCGACGCCGAACGATATATCTACGAGCAGCTCCTGGCCCTGTCCGACAGCGGCCCCGGCAACCTGGCCTACGAGGACAACCGGGGACACCGGCACGTGTTCGGCGACGCCGTCTGCGTGGGTGGAAGCGGCGTGGTGGAAGCATGCGAGTTTGCCGACATGCGCCTGGACTTCGCCTGCCCCGAGAAGTCGGCCGAGCCGGCCTGGGTCGGCGCGCCGGCCGCGCCCGGCGTCTACGCCGGCACGGACACGCTTCAGGACTACGCGGCCGGCGGCGTCACGCTCGGCGTGGGCGGGCGGATGCGGATCGAGATGTCCCGCGACTATCCGCTGCGGGAGATCCCCAGGGCGCGCGGCGCGCGGGCGACCGTGCCGCAGGCCCGCGCTGTGATCCGCTTCATCATTGACGCCGCCCGCGTGGCCGGCACGGAGAGCCTGGCCACCGACCTGGAGGACCTGGCCCGGTCGATCTCCGGGTTGGTCAACCTGACGGCTAATGGGAACACGTTCACCGACGTTCTGCTGGAGCGGATGCGGCCGAGTCATACGGACCGGAAGTTCACGATGGTGCAGTTCAGCTTCGTCAAGGACCTGTCGGCGGGCGGCGCGGGTGCATGGAGCGGCACGACGACCACGGCGGCGCCGACGACCACCACGACAACAACGCCGTGATTCACCACAGAGGCACAGAGGACACAGAGAACGGAGAGAGGAGCCAAGATGACTCGGAAAGAAGTAATGGCGGTGATACACGACGAGCGGCAGTATCAGATCCATCAGAAGGGCTGGACCTTCGAGCATGACAGGGATCACAGCCCCAAGGAGTGGGTGGCGATCTTCACCCATGAACTTGGCTGCGCGGCCGACAGCGCACTCAACAATCGGGACGAGAAGCCGTGGTACCGCGCCGTGGTGAAGCTGGCCGCCGTGTGCGTGGCGGCCCTGGAAGCCTCTGATGACTCGCGATTCCCTTCTGGATGCTACTCACGGCAGATTGCTACGTGCTCAATGCTAACCCCTGACCCCTAACTGCTGTCTGCTGACCGCTTCCCGCCTTCGTAGCCGAAGCTACTTCGGCGGAGTAGGCGACTGCTCACTGCTCACTGCTTACTGCTCACTGCTCACTGCTCACTGCTTACTGCCAACTCCTGACCACTGGAGCGAAGCGACGGACACGACGATAACCATCGACGCTGTTGCGCGGACGGACCTCACGGTCCGGCGGATCGTGCAGTCCTACGTTGCGCCCTGGGCCTGTGAGCTGGCTTACGTGGGTCGGCATGACGTGCAGCCGCAGCCGTGCAGCGTCAATGATTGGGTCCACGTGCGCGACGCCGACTCGGGGCAGCTTATCTTCCGGGGCAACATCGTGCAGATCTCCCCAGGCGGCGTGGCCGACGAGGGGATCGACTTCATCGCCCAGGGGCGGCGGTTCAGACTTGAGAACGAGCCGGTCAACATCAACGGCTCGGGCGTCTACGTCTGGAACCCGCGAGGCCACCTGTGCAGTCACGGCAGCGGCGAGGACTCCCCCGGCCGCGACGGCGGCAAGTGGACGGCCGGCGAGATCATCATCGACATCCTCGAGCACGCCCTCGGCCTACCGGATGCGGGCAGCGATATCCCCGGCCACCATTCCTGCGCGGGCTGCGTCACAGACACCTACTTGACCACTGACGACATCCTCTCATACGACGCCTCCGACTGGCTCGCCCTGGACAGCGTGATCGGCGAGTTCAGTGTGGACAACACGCCCGTTGCCGTGGCGATCTCCGAGCTGCTCAGCATGAACGGCGGCTTCTACGGCTGGTATATCGACCCCTACGGCGTGCTGCGGCTGCACAACCTGAACTCGCTGCCCGAGACGGACGTCGAGGCGGGGGAACTGGGCCAGTGGCAGGACGCCGGCGGCACGGCCTACTCGCTGCTGGACAACCGCCTGGACTGGAGCCTGGACGGCGTCTACTCCGAGGTGATGGTGCAGGGCACCGACCGGACGGTGGAGGTCAAGCCGGCGAACCTGGACGGGTGCGCCAACGCCGCGCTGAACGGCGGGGGTGAGCTGGAGTTGGTCAACCAGCCGTGGAAGGACTGGGACTGCGCCTACCGCGCCTTAGAGCAGCCCTACCGGCCGTGGACCTGGAAGCCCGTGGGCTTCAGTGGGTCGTGCGAGAACTGGCGGGACGAATGCGAGTGCGGCATCCCGGCCGGCCTGGGCGGCGTCTACAGCGGCGCGCGGATCTACCGCGGCACGGACGCCGGCGCGAAGGGCATCGTGAACCCGCCGATGGGCGGCTTCAACTGGCGGGTGAACCTGCGCACCGGGATCGTGATGTTCTACTGGGACGTGGCGGCCGACCTGGATCCGGGCGAGAAGCTGTGGGGCTGGTATTGGGCGAGGCAGCCGTTCACCGTGACGGCCGGCCCTTCGGGCAATGCCTACGTGTGCCTGGGCTACCAGCGGACCCTGAAGGTCTTCGACCCCGCCTACAGGCACACCACGAGCTGGCCCCAGGAGGGTCAGCCGGACGATGAGACGGCGATGGGCATCCTCGCCGGGCGGTTGCTTGAGCAGCTCAAGGACGTGCGCGTGCAGGGGCGGATCGAGTGCGACGGTGTGGACGCCTCCCTCACGCTGCAGAGGCGCTACAACGTCACGCGCCTGGCGCCGTTCACAACCGAGGCGCCGCCCACCAGCACCCCCGCGCCACCCACGACCACGAGCACCACCGAGGCCTGCTGGCCCGATCCCCTGGACTGGGGCCGCCTGGCGCTGAACGCCGTGGAAGTGACGTGGGATTTCTCACTGAACACCGTGGAGCTGACGCTGGCCAACACGTTCTTCATGCTGGAAGGCTACAGCGCCATCAAGGAGCGGCTGCGCCTGAACCTGTTCGCCGAGAGGGAGTTCGGCTTCAGCGAGGACATCGTCGACTGCCAGGTGGGGCCGGGCAGCGGGTCGGAAGACGACGAAGTGGAGGATTGCCGGCCCCACACGGGCAACTGCTACAGCCTTGATTTCACGGACTCGTGTGGTGGCACTGACTACACGGCGATGGACGCAGTTGTCGTAAGCGGAGCGTCCGGGCCGGAATCCGGAAGTTACTGGTGCCTCTGGGAGAACGGAACGGGGGCTTTCAAGCTGGGGTTCGACCCAGTAGACAACGAGTGGTTTGTCGTGTACGGGCTTACCGCCACCGGGTTCGCAGCGAAGTGGGTAAAGGCCGAGGGCGTGGGGCCAGTAGGAACCTACAACTGCAGCGTGGGAGGCGACGGTATCGTTGTGGTCGCTGAGGTTGAGTGTCCCTCCACTACCACGGTAGCCCTGCCCACGACGACCACTACTACCTTGGGCGACTGCAACGCCTGCGACCCGGCGATCCCGGACACGCTGCACGTGACGCTGTGCGGCCTGGCCGGCGACCTCGCCCCCTACAACGGCGATCACACGCTGACCTACGTCAGCTACTGCCTGTGGCGGCTGGAGCTTGAGGATGCGTGGATCGAGCTGGCCTACTCGGGCGCGAGCTGGATCGTGACGCTGAACGTGACTCGCGGCACTTCCTGCCGCAAGAGATGGATACAGGGAGACATCCCCGGCTGCACGCCGCAGAGCGCCTTCTATGTGGAGCTTGACTGCCTGGACGACACCTGCGCCGACCATGAGAGCTGCGAGGACAGCATCGGCGCCACCTGCGAGGTGAGCGACGCGGGCGCCTCCTGCCCCACCACATCCACCACGACGGAGTGGTGCGAGGACTGCCGGGCGTTGTGGGAGAATTGTTACCGGCTGGACTTCGCCGGGGAGTGCGGCGACGGCGAAGGAGGCGCGTGCGCGAACGGCAATTGGGACGGCCTTTCCGCCCTGGTGGAATGGAGCAGAAGCGAGTCCCAGCCGGAAGGGTTCATGTGCCTGTGGCAGGGGCTGGTGGAGGCGCAGGATTCGGACTGCCACGGCGCCGCTTGCGGCCCCCTCGGCTACGATCCCATGCGGCAGATCATAATTGTGAGCCTCAGGGACCTGGAGCGGGACTTCGCCCCCTACAACGGGGAGCACTGCGTGCGGGAGACGGGCCCGTGCGAGTGGGCCGCTACCCTCGCGGACGGCACGACCCTGAGGGTGTATTGGGACGACGACGCCAGCAGTTGGTTTGTCGAACTGGTGCTGTCAGGGTCCATTCCACCGGTGAGCGGCACGACCAGCACCACGCCGGGCGATGCCTGCGCGATCCGGTGGGAGAGCTACCCCGCGCCAGCGGAGGCGTGCGCCGTTGTGGGGGAGTTCCGGCTGGATCATTGCTGGAACGACGCCTGTGCGGACAACTGGAGCTGCGCGTATTCGACGGGGGCCCGTTGCACCGTCTACTCGGGCCTCCCCTGGATGGGCCTGGCCGACCTGACGTATCACCCGGCGATGGGCTGGATGATCCTGGTGGGCGAGGCCGTCTGGACCAAGGACGACGATCCGTTCGACTTCTGCGATCCGGAGGGGGCCTATAGCTGCGCCGGCGACGGCGGCGGCACGGTGACAGTGACGCAGGCCCTCTGCCCCGGCGTGACTACGACCACCACGGCGGCCCCGACCACCACGACGGCCGCGCCCCCGCCGACCACCACAGCCGCGCCCACCACGAGCACCACGACGGAAGCGCCGCCCGCGTGCCCGGATGACTGCAGCGTCTGCGACGATGACAACACGGTCACCGTCACCGTCACGAACCTTGCGGGCACCTGCGGCGGCTTCAAGAAGGGCCAGTGCTGGCGCGGAAACCAGGTCGTGCCCCTGGTGCGCGACGTCGGCACTGATTGCCGCTGGTATGCAACGCAGGCCCTGGTGCTGTTCGATCTCTACTGCTCTGACAACGTGTGGTATCTGGACATTCACGCTGCGAACACCTGCGTGCGGTTCACCGCCGCGCCCCTGGGTAACGGCTGCCCGCCGACTGCGGCAGGGGCGTGGACCGCAGACGCGGGCTACAGCACGTGCGACGTCGGTGCTGCGAGCATGAGCCTCTCATGGGATTAGACACATGGCAATAGCAGAAACAGAACTGCCCGGCATGGAGAAGCGGCCCTGGACCGACGGCGCGGCGTGCCGGGACCGGCCCGTCCACTGCGCCTACTGCCCCTACGTGTTCGCCCGGCCGGTGGAGTATGCCGACGTGGAGTGGCTGTTCCCCATCAAGGACGTGTATTGCAAGGAGGACGGGACGCTGGTGAAGCCGGGGCTTGAGAACAGCTTCACGCCGCCGCCGTTGCGTCGGTGTCCCTGGGGGGAGACCTTCGATGGCGCGCGCGAGGCCTGCGCCGAGAGGACCGTTCAGCGCGTGGCGGATGGCAAGATCACCGCCCAGCAGGCCATAGATTCCCTGACCGCCCTGGGCATTGACGTAGACCTGGAGGTTGCGGAGCCATGACGACGCAAGGATGCGAAGTCTGCCAAAGGTGCGGACAACCCTATGCGACGGTCTACCGTGTCCAGAACCACTTGTGGGAGCGCATAACCGGGCGAAGTGATGGCGGCGGTGTGCTCTGCCCCACATGCCTCGACAGCGCAGCACGACAGCAAGGCATGACTCTTTACTGGCAGGCTTGCGAAGACGAGTTTCCCGAACCACCTGGCTCAGGCACGAAGAACCAGACCCATGTTGCCCATGATTGAAGCACTCACTTCGATGATAGCCAGACAACGCTCTGATGTCAATTCTCTCCAGCTATCGGCGGACGCACAGATGGAGGCCGACGAGCCATGACGACACTGCGCGAACGGATCATGGAAGCGGCGGGCGGACGTCGCAGGGCCGAGGGGGACAGGACCCTTAATCCGTCTGGGGTCCTGTCCCCTTCCGCGCACACAGAGGGACAGGACCCTGAACTGCCTAAGGGTCCAGTCCCCGTCACGCAACCCGTGCGCCGGGACCTGCGCGGCTGCTCGGGCTGCCGCAAGAAGATGCTGGCGAAGATGCGGGCAAAGAGACGGCGAGCCGCGGATGGACGCGGAGAACGCAGATAGACGACCAGGGAGCCAGGCGTGTGAAGATCGCAACCGTTATCACAGCGTACAACGAAGGGGCGGAGGTGGCGGCCACCGTCGCCAGCATGGCGGAATCCATGCGGGGAAAGGGGACCGGGACCTGTAAGGGGACAGGGACCTCAACTCCTTTAGGGTCCCTGTCCCCCTCGTCCCTGTCCCCCTCCGAGCTGCTCATCGTGGTGGTGGACGACGGCTCGACGGACGGATCGTGTGAAGGGCTGGGGACTGGCCCCTTAAGTCCGTCAGGGGGCCTGTCCCCTTACACCTTGCGCGTCGTGCGTCACGACAAACCCCAGGGCGTGGGCCGCGCGCGCAACGCCGGCCTGGCCGTGGCCCTTCAGTGGGGCGCGGACGTGGTGTCCTTCCACGATGGACACATGCGCTTCCCCGAGGGTGTGATGGAAGCCCTGGCGGCCAAGGCCCTGGAATCGCCCGCCATCGTCACCAGCAAGGCCAAGGGCTGGTGGTTTGGCGAGGACCACCCCCAGGTGAAGGCGGGGAAGGTGAAGGCCGGCGACGAGCGCCCCTTCCGCGCCTGGGGGGCGGACATGCACTGGAACAGCGGCTACGGCCTCCAGCCGAAGTATCGCATCTACGCCAAGCCGGGGACTGGACCCCGTAAGGGGACAGGGACCTCAACTCCTTTAGGGTCCCTGTCCCCCCCGGTCCTATCCCCGTCAACCGATGCGGATCCTGGACACGCAAGGGGACAGGACCCCAACGGCCTAAGGGTCCAGTCCCCAGAATGGGCGCGCGTCCCCTGCCCGATGGGCGCCTGCTACGTGTTCGGGCGCCGGGCCATCGAGCGTCTCATGGCGCCGACCGGGCGGCTGTGGGATGACGTGGCCGGCAGGTGGGGGTTCAGCGAACAGGCCATCGCCGTGAAGGCGTTTCTGCTGGACATCCCCGTCCTGGTCAGCCGCGACCTGGCCACCCATCACCACTACCGCAACGCCAACCCCGTGCCGAACGCCGGCGTGGAGACCTGGAAGAACGTCTGCTGGTCGATGGCGGCGCTGCTCAGCGACGAGGCGTTCGACCTCCGCTTCCGGGACTTCTGCGACGCGCGTCTGGGCAGAGAGCAGGCCCGCCGGATCACCGCGCAGGCGCGGGATGCTGCAGCCCAGGCTGGGTCATACCGGCCCTGCGATCCCCCGCGCGAGGACATGATCTGGACCCACCTGCTGGGCCGTAGCGCCCCAATCACAGAGCCCCACCCCGACCACGCCTGGCTCGCGGAGTTGGGGACTGGACCCTTAAGTCCGTCCAGGGTCCTGTCCCCTTCAACCGGCCCCGCGCCCAGCGAGGGGGACAGGGACCCTAAAGACGTTAAGGTCCCTGCCCCCTTACGCATTCTGCAATGGCGTCCTGGCGAGAGCACGCTCATGCTGCGCGAAGCCCTGCCCAACGCCGAGATCACCGCCCTGGAGTGGTTCCCGCACCGCACGCAGAACTGGCGCGGCCTGTGCAAACGCCTCCGCGTGAAGCTGCATCAAACCACCCTCGAAGCCTGGACGAACCCCGTTCAAGCAGGCTTCCTGAAAGGGCAGGCGCCCTTCGACCTGATCACGATCGGCGGCGAGTTGGCGGAGGAGTGTCGGGCCGCTGCCAAGGGGCTCCTCGCCCAAGGAGGCCGGATCGTCGTCAACCCCACGGCCGACGCCCTCCAGATCGAGGACGCCGAACGCAGGAAGGCCGGGGAACGGCTCAAGGCAGCAGGCAGTAAGCAGTCAGCAGTGAGCAGTAAGCAGGCGCGCCGCCCTGCCGCTAATCCGCAATCCGCAATCCGCAATCCGCAATCGTCCGTCACCGTCGTTCTCCTCAACTGGCAGCGGGCCGAGAACATCATGCTCCTGCTGAACTGCCTCCAACAGCAGACCGCGAGGCCGCGCGTCGTGGTCTGGGACAACGGGTTCGGCGAGGAGGGTGGGCTGAAGATCAGGCCGGCGAACGGGCCGATGATGCCCATCGAGGCGCACCCGCTGGTGGACCTCGCCGTCTACTCCAGCCGCAACCTCGGGTGCTTCCCCCGCTGGCAACTGGCGACGCACTGCCAGACGGAATACGTCTGCTCCCTGGACGATGACCTGATGTTCAAGGATCCGCGCGTCCTGGCGGACGCCGTCACCGCGCACCGCACGCTGTGCCCCGACGGCATCGTGGGCATGTTCGGCGTGCGCCTCCAGGAAGGCAAGACCTACAAGGACGCCCGCCACTACAACGGCCGCGTGAAGCACGATACGCCAGTGGACATCGTCAAGGGACGCTTCATGCTGTTTCGACGCGAGCAGCTCCGCGATGTGCCCGGCGCCATCCCCGGCGTGCTACAGGCGGAGGACGACCTCTATGTGAGCCTCTCGATCAGCCGGGGCAAGCTCGGGGGGCACCTGCTCCCCGGCTGCCTGTCCGGCCGATGGCAGCAGGTGGGGAAGGAGGACGCCCGCTCCAACTCCCTGCGGCCGGGCCACTACAAGGTGCGGGACAAGATGGTGCGCCGGTTGCTGGACTACTACGGACAAAGGCAGCCGCAGGATGACGTCGGTCGCTCAGGCGACCTTACGGGCCAATCGGAGATTGGCCGGCAGATGGGCGCAGACCGGCTCACTGCTGACCACTGACTGCTGACTACTGGAGCGGAGCGACTATGGCAAGGATCGCATTGAGTGACCTGCACTTCTCAGACGGCTCAAAGGCCGATGACTTCGGGCCGGCTGACGGCCTGGCCGACTGGGAGCTGATGGACAAGATCGACCAGTGGAAGCGCAACGGCGACCGCGTTGTGCTGGCCGGCGACGTGTTCGATCTGTGGCAGGCCGACTACAGATCGATCCTCGCCGCGCACGGGCCGGTCATCCGGGCGCTGTTCGAGCTGGTGGACGTCTACGTCGCCGGGAACCACGACTGGGACCTGGTGGGACACACGATCCAGGGCGTGCGCGTGCTGCCTCACGCTCGGGTGGCGCTGGGGACTGGGCCCCTGATCCGTTCAGGGTCCTGTCCCCCTCCGCATGTCCCCGCGCGCACGGGGAGAAGCGGACAGGACCCCCAACAGCCTAAGGGTCCTGTCCCCTCACGTCAGCCCCCGTGCGTGTGGATCGAGCACGGACACGCGCACGATCCCCTCATCAGCCGCTTCCCCCGCACCTCCCGCGTGATCACGTGGGTGGCGGGCTGGCTGGAACGGCGCGTCCACCGGGACGTTGACCTCTGGGGTGAACGGCTGGCGCGGTGGATCGGCGGGACGGGCCGGCACGGCGGGAATGAACGCTACGTGCCCCTGGTGGCGCTGCGGGCGCGAGCGATGGGATGTCAGACCGCCGTGTTCGGCCACACCCACCAGTGGGACTACTGGATGCGTCGCGTGAGCGAGGAGCATGTGGACGTGTTCAACAGCGGCACGTGGACGAACGGCAAGCGGGACTATGTGAGACTCGACGGGTAGCCGCAGATGGACGCAGATGAACACAGATCGGAGGAGGGAAGAACGATGAAGGAGTGGGATATCGTCGCTGTTCTGGTCGGAATCCTGGTGGGGCTGGTGCTGGTTGCGTGCCTCACAAGCTGCCGCTTCGGCGGGGCGAAGATCGAGGCCGACGTGCCGATCTACGGCAACGCGACAATCACCGTGGAGCCGGGAGAACTGGACATCGAGGACATTGTCCCCGCGCCCGCTCCCGGAGATCCCGGCAGATAGTTGTCTGCGTGAATCTGCGTTCATCTGCGGCTGAACCATGAGTGACGAACTGATCACAGTCCCGGAGGACCCGATGGCCTATATGGGCCACACACCTCAGCAGCGTGAGTGGCTGCTGAGGATGGTCCGGCTCTACCGGGAGGTCTGGCACAAGCCCTTCTCCACCGCGCGGGCCGAGACCCTCAGCCGCATGGCCAACCGGGCGCGGGAGTACAAGGACCGTGGGCAGGCCAACCCCGTTGCCTGCGTGATCCACAAGTCGCGGCAACTGTGGGAGGCGGGTCAGGAGTTCCTCGGGCAGAACTGTTCGCTGTCCAGCCTGATGAGCGCGGGCATGTTCGAGACGGTGTTCGAGGCCGAGAAGCCGGCCAAAGTCAAACGGCAGGAAGCCGAGAAGCGGCGGGCCGATCGCTCCGAGCGCCTGTTGGTGGAGATGGAACGAGACGCCCTGCGGCGCGAGGCGGAAACACTGCGGCGCCTGCGTGAGGATCCGGACGCGTTCGAGGCGCGCGCGAGGCGCCAGGCGAAGTTCCACGCGCGGGCCCGCCGTGGTCTGCGCGCCGAGCCTACCGGCGAGGAGGTCGAGGCCGCGCGGGAACGCCTGCGCGAAACACTGGACGGCCAGGGGACCCAGGGGGACAGGGACCCTAAAGACGTTAAGGTCCCTGTCCCCTTACACCCCCTCCCCCCTCCGGCCACAGAGAGCGCAACCCCATGAGAGAGCAACTCACACTGCTGAGAGACACCGACTGGGACGTCCTGGTAATCCTGGACGCCTGCCGCGCCGACGCGTTCCGCAATGTGGCACAGCCGCCCCCGGCTGTGGAGGCCGTCCGTTCCCCCGCCCCGTGCACCGAGGCGTGGATCTCCCGCGTGGGGCCGCACCTGGCCGGGCTGGACGTGACCTACTTCAGCGCCAACCCCGTAGTGGAGCGCACGGTGCAGGCGCGGTCGATGATGCTGTGCACCGAGCCGATCTGGGACAAGCTCTGGGGCCGGTTCACCGATCTGCAGATCCCCAGCGTCCACCCGCTGAGCGTGACAGCCGTAGCCGTTGATGCCTGCTGCCCACTGCCGAGTGCCGGCTGCCGCTGCGTCGTGCACTACCTGCAGCCGCACAGCCCCTACATCGGCGCCGTGCCGCTGAATCTCTGTCGGTGGGGCCGGGGCAAGCATCCCCTCATCTCAGGCTGCCACGCGCTGGCGCGTCCGGACCACGAGGTGGAGGCTGGCCGGCTCACGTGGCCCGAAGTGCGCGATGCATACCTGGCGAACCTGTCCCTGGTCTGGGAGGCCGTGCGGATGCTGGCGGGCGCGCTGCCCGACAAGCGGTTCGTCGTCACCAGCGACCACGGCGAGATGCTGGGCGAGGACGGCGGGAAGTTCGGCCACGAGTGCAACTGGCGCAACGACGAGTTGTTCGAGGTCCCCTGGCTGGAGGCCACGGGCGCGGAGATCGCCGGCGCTGAACAGGCCACCACCATGCAGAAACTGGAGGCGCTGGGCTATGTCTGAGAGATCACACACGGCCAGGAAGTGGCGGCAGCGGGAGATGACGGTCGTCTGCGCCGCCACGCCCGGCGTCTGGATGGAGCGCGCCAAGCGCGCCCTGAACTCGGTCAGAGAACACTCCCCCGACGTGGACACGCTCCTGTATCCCTACGGGACATCGCAGAACCGGTTCGAGGGCATCCTCGACGCGCAGACGCGCTGGGTCCTGTTCCTGGACGCCGACGTGCTGTGCACGGGCGACGTGCGCCCGCTGGTGTCCCAGGCACGTTCCGTGGGCTGCCTGATCATGGCCCGCCGCTCGAATCTGCACGACCATCCGCAATGGCACGAGGGCCGCTGGCTCCACCTCCTCGACCGCTACGAATCCATGCAACGCGACATCGTCTGGAACGGCGCCATGCTCGTGGACTGCCGGGCGGCCTCCGAATGGGTGCCCCGCATCCCGGTGTGGCGGAAACGCTACCTGGCTTACGACGAGGACATCTTCACCCGCCCGCACAAGAAACCCGATCAGCACAGCATCACGCTCGCCCTGGCGGAGGCTGGCATTCTCGACGCCGATACCTGCTGGGCCGGCCCCCACGCCTTCTCATGGCATTCGAGGCCGGAAGAACTCGGCGTCATCCACCACTTCAACGGCCGGATCTACCGGGACCTGGAGCGCGAGGGCGCCATCGAGGCCGAGATCGACAGGAGGAGGGAAGCACATGCCGCATAAACCGACCAAGCACGCCGCCGTGTTGGTGAAGCTGCTGCGCGACCGGCCCCACCGCATCGGCGCGGAGATCGGCGTGAACCACGGCACGACGCAGATCCAACTCCTTGAGCATCTGCCGGACCTGGAGTTGATCTATGCAGTGGATCCCTGGCGGGCCTACTCTGAGTATGACAAGAGCCTGGCCCCCACCAAGCAGCGCACTCAAGAAACTTTCGACCGGGACTACCTCGACTACCTGCGGCGCGCCCAGCCCTTCGCAGCGCGCGTGTTCGTCATGCGCGCCTTCAGTGTCGAGGCCGCAGGGATGATCCCGGAGGCCAGCCTCGACTTCGTGTTCATCGACGGGAACCATTTCTACGACTACGTGCGGCAGGACATCGCGCTGTGGACCCCGAAGGTCCGCGCCGGCGGGTTCGTGAGCGGACACGATTATCGGGCCACGTCGCCGAAGGGCGAAGACTGGGGAGTGGTCCGTGCCGTCCGCGAGGCGTTCGCCGATCGCGCCCACACAGAACTGCACGACGTGTGGTGGGCGGAGAAGCGGGGGGGGCCATGACTGACATAACCGTCTGCTATGCCGTGACGCATGACGCCCAGTGGCAGCGCCGCGCGGCCGCCAGCGCATACAGCGTCGCCCGCGCCAACCCCGGCGTCCGCGTGCGGATCGCCGAGGTAGACGGCGGCGAGCACCCCTGGGGTGTGCGGGCCTCCGTGATGCCAGGCGAGGAATGCGCCACAGAATGGGTGCTGACGCTCGACGCCGACACCTGGGCCAACTCGAACCTGAACGGCCTGTTCGTGTGCGACGCCGATATCTACCTGCGCGTCGGCTCGGCCTGGACGGGCGGGAAGATCGACCGGCAGAAATGGTATGCCATCCTCGATCGGTTCCGCCTGCCTCACCTGCCCGTATACAACTGCGGTCTGATCCTGTGCCGGCCGAGGGTCTCCAGTGTGCTGCGTGATGAGCTGTCTGGCTGGTCCGCCGCCATACGCGCGTGCGGCCTGCCCGACCCCCTCATGCGCTTCCGCGGCAAGCCCGAGTGGTGGATGCGCGACCAGTTCGCGCTGGCCGCCCTCGTCGCGAACGATGGCTGGCAGGTCGGGGAGCTGACCTCGCGCGAACACAGCTTCCATTGGAAGGACGAGCCGCCCGGCATCGTCCATCACCTCGGCTCGGACGCCGACCCCTTTGGAGATGAGGCATGGCCAAGTCTGAAAGCCTGACCGTCGTGTTCCGAGTGACGGACTCGATATGGGGCCGGCGCGCGGCCGCCGCCGCCCTCATGCTCTACGAGCACGCCTGCCCCGACCGGGTGGAGATCCACCGATATAGCGCCGAGGCGCCCGAGTGGCTCCGGATCGCCACGGGATACGAGGTTCTGGGCGGCGTCCAGACCGACTGGCTGTTGTCCATAGACGCGGACTCCCTCGTCTACGGCCACGTCCGCGAGCTTGTGCACCGTGCGCTGGGCCGGGGCGCGACCGCCGCCCTGCGCGCCTCGCCCCTTCAGGTCCAGGCGCGGAACGGCTGGCGCCAGGACCTATACGAGGGGCTGTTCAATGACGCCGGCCTCGCCTACCGCCCGCTCGGCACAACCTGCGCCTTCCTGCTGCGAGGGGAACTCGCCAACGCGATGCTGCCCCGCGTCGGATACTGGCGGGAATGGATCGACGCGCGCGGGCAGCGGCTCTCGCGGGCCTACCATCACGCCCAGGCGGCCTTCGCGCTGGCCCTGGCCGTGGCCGGCGTGCGAGACCAGGACACCGACTGGTGGGGGCAGGAACAGATCAGCTTCGAGGGCGAACCCCACGGCGTCATCCACCACGAGGCGCACAACAACTACGTCTTCCCGTACAGGAGAACCGACCAATGACACCCCACTGGCCGGCCGTGACGTGTCTGTGCCCGACCTACGGGCGGTTTCAACTTCTGCGCCGGGCTGTGGCCTGCTTCCTGGCGCAGGACTACCCTGGCGAGAAGCGCCTCCTGGTGCTCAATGATGGAGTACAACCCATTCCGGCCAGCGGCCCGAGACTTGAAGAAGTATTCGTCGTCAACCATTATCCCCCGTTCCAGAACCTCGGCCTCAAGCGCCAGAGGCTCTTGGAATGCGCAGGAACGCCTATAGTAGCCCACTGGGACGATGACGACCTCTACCTGCCCTGGCACCTCTCGGAGGCCGTCCGCACGCTGGAGAGTGGCCTCGAATGCACGAAGGTGCGCAGGGCCTGGAGGATGCGCCTCGTCGATGGCCGATGGGCGATCACCGGCCGAGAGTTTGGCGGCAACGATGGCTCGATGGTCTTCAACCGCGAGACCGCCCTGGCGCTCGGCGGCTACCCCGATGCCCAGGTCGGCCAGAACATCAAACTCCTTCACGCCTTCCAGGAGGCCGGGCTCTATGCCCCGATGGACCAGCACGGCATCCACGGCGTCGTGGTGCGCCGCACGGAGGGCGCGCACAACGTCGCGCTGAAGAGCGCCGAAGCGTTCCGCGCGGCCAACACCGACTTCGGCAACGGCGAGCCGCTCACGCCCGCCGACCTGCGCCCGATGTGGGACACGATCATCCGCGACACCCGGCCCCGGATGCGCCCCGCCGACCACGCCGAGCTTGAACGGAGGCTTTCCCATGACTGAATCCGCAATCCGCGATCCGCAATCCGCACTTCCGGCCGTGACGTGCCTGTGCCCGACCTACGGCCGGTTCGCCCGCCTGCGCGAGGCTCTGGCCTGTTTCCTGGCCCAGGACTACCCGAACAAGCATCTGCTGATCCTGAATGACGCGCCCGTGCCGATCCGCGTAGAGGAGGGGACTGGACCCTTAGGCCGTTCAGGGTCCTGTCCCCCTATGCCAGTCACCATCCAGAACGTGCCGGACGGGCATTGTCCGAACCTGGGCCACAAGCGCCAGGCGCTCTTGGAACTCGCAGAAACGCCGCTGGTGGCACACTGGGACGACGATGACCTATACCTGCCCTGGCACCTATCACGGAGCGTAGCGGCCCTCCTGGCGCGCGACACGGGCTGCGTGAAGGCAAGGGGCGCCTGGTATCTCACCGGGCCGCGCGAAGCCCTCCAGTTCAAGGGCGCCCGCCACAACGTGTTCGAGGGATCGATGGTCTTCCGCCGCCAGGAAGCCCTCGATCTCGGCGGCTATCCGCCCAAACACAGCGGCCAGGCCAAGGCGCTCCTGACCGCCTTCCGCAAGGCCGGCCGACTCCACAAGATCGGCGACCGGCACATCACCGATGACAAGGGTCCGAACTTGCCTTCATACGTCTACCGCTGGGGCCAGAACGTCGGCCACATATCCAGCATCGGCAACAAGCCCGACGCCGCCGAGCGATTCCGCCAGGTCAACCAGGACTTCGGCAACGGCGAACCCCTCACCCCCGGCGACCTGGAGCCCTACTGGTCTCTCATTCCATCTGCGGCATCTGCGAGCCAATCTTCGATTGGCGCTAAGGGCGCGCGCGCCCGACGTGATCCTGCGGATAGTCCTGCCGTTCCCGAGGAGGCCCCCGCGTGAGGATCCCCCCATACATCGAATGTGATCCCGCTGAACTCCCCCGGATCATGCGCTGGGCGCAGAGGAAGCTCTCGCTGCGCGACTGGACGCTGGCGCTCACCACGGACGCAGCCACGGCGCGGACGGCCGGCATGACCGCCTTCGACCAGCAGTTCGGGGGAGTGACCCACTACGCGCCGACGATGCATGCCGTCATCGCCGTCAACCTCACGCAGTGCCGCGAGGCAGACATCAGCGGGACCCGCGACCCGCGGTGGATCGTGTGTCATGAGGTCGCCCACCTGCTCACAGCGGACACGGCCGGGGATCTCGATCCGGACGACAAGCACTTCGCGGCGTGGGAACTCCTGGCGAACCGGATCGCGGGCGTGCTGTTCGACCTCTACGAAGCGGAGGGGAGAACGCCATGAACCTGACCGCCCTCATCCCAGCCTACAATGACGACTACGCCCTGCGCTTCTGTCTGGCTTCCATCGTCGACCGCTTCGACCAGATCATCGTCCTGGACGACGCCTCCACCGACCACACGCCCGACGTCGCCGCCGACTTCGCGCGCCGGCACAAGAACGTGCGATACGTCCGCCACGAGGGACGCCAGCTCGGATGGATCGAAGCCCGCAACCGGCTGGCCACGCTGACCGACGCGGACCACCTGTTCTGGCTGGACTCAGACGACGTGCTCTGCGAATACAACGCCGACCTCTTGGAGCGTGTGGCACAGTCGCCCTCGGCTGTGACCCGCTTGCCGTTGTGCGAGATGTGGGGCGACTTCCACCACACCACCCAGCGCCTGCGCCACTACGATCGCTGCCACGTCTACGTCAACCGCCGCGCGTTCAGTGACTTCTTCTGGACCGGCGGCACCTGTGCCCGGCCGGAGGGAGAGGGCCGCGAACGGGCCATCGTCTCCAAGAACGGCCCCGGTCCGCTGCTGTTCCACATCAAGGGAGTCAAGCCCGACCGGAGGCTGGTGGAGCGCCAGCGGATGCGAGACTACCTGCGCGCCCCCGATCGTCCTGACGGCCTGCGGGTCTACGCCGGCAAGAAGCACGCCTCCCCGATCGGGGAGATGACAGAGGAGGAGATCCACGCCCTCGCCCTGCGCATGCTGCTCCACAGCAGACAGGACAGGCTCACGCCGACATATCGAGGAAGCCCGGACCCCAACGCCCCCCGCCGCCCCGAAGTGATAGAGGCAGCCCTCCCCGGCCGCTTCGAGATCGTCTACAAAGCCGGCCAGCCCGTGGACCGCATAGACAGGAAGGCCGGCCCCAGGCAGGTCGGAACGCAAGCACCTGCCCGCGAAGCTGCTCGAACAGCTTCACCGAGGGGGCCAGCCAGGAATAGCCGTTAGCTTACCTCTGAAAGCAACGATGTCAACAACCGGAACGCTGGAAACGGACGCAACCATGCAGTCTTTCATGGGATGGGTCGGAGGCAAGAGAGCCCTGGCAAAGACCATCGTGGCCCTGCTGCCCGAGCACACCTGCTACGTCGAAGTATTCGGAGGGGCCGGCTGGGTCCTGTTCGCCAAACAGCCCGCCAAGGCGGAGGTCTACAACGACCT